ATCCCGCCCCGATCGGTAGCCCTGCCCCTGATGCCATGCATCCCTGGCGGCAAGCGTGCGGAAATACTCGACCGTCCCGCCGTGGTATTCCTTGCTGTCGTGGTGGTGGACGTGGCCTACGTACCAGTGGCGGTGTGTGCTTGCGCCCCACTCCACCGGCTTGTCAGCGGCCATGATAGATAGCATGTCCTTGCCTTTAATCGTGTCGCCGTGGGTTGAGCCGATCAAGACTTTGCCGAATTGAAAATACCAAGTTGCTGCCGGGGACAGGTCAATTTCTACCCGAGGCTCGTTGTGGTAATAGCAGGACAGCATCAAGGCCAGCGCGTAGCTTGAATGCCCGTCATGGTTGCCTTTGTTGATGCGAAACACGACACGACCGTACTTTTCAAGCAGCCGATCGATGCAGTAAATCATCGCCATCAAACCGACCTTTTGCACCTTCGCCCACCGCCCGTCAACGTCTAGCTGGTGCCCGGACATGGTTTGATTGCGCTGGTTGTCGGCGTGAAACATATCCCCAAGGTTCAAAAGCAGCGCGACAGCCGCATTGGGGGCCGATGCAATCAGCCGATCGATAGCCGCCCGCGTCAGCCTGTCGGCGATGTCTAAATCGAAGTCTGCACCGGCATCCTGCGCCCATGCGTACATCCCAAAATGTGGATCACCGATCGGAATAACGCACATTAGGTCAGCGTTGACCCGTTCTGGCGGGGCGGCTATTGGGGCCAGCCCTTTGACGCCCTGTGCCAGATCGAGCGCAAATTCTTTAAGTAGTTCAAGCTGCCGATCGGCGTCAACGGTGCTTTTTACCCACTGCGCTTTTAATACGCCCTGAGAGTCGTAAAGCGTTGATACACCCTTGACGGCGTAACCGTCCGGAACGGTCTTTGTCATGCCGTGGCCGGGGCTGTAGCCCTTGCTGGCGGCGTATGCTTTCAGCCGTGCAATGGACTGGTCGATACCGCGCCGGTTCTGCCCTAGCGCATCAGCGGCTTTGTTGTGGCTACCGTGAAGCTCGATTGCTTCCAGATACTCAAGCTGGCGAACGGTGGCATAGCTGGCTAGTTGTGCGTCAATCATTTGTAGTCCATCAAAAGGCCTTCCAGCACGTTAATGATCTTGTGTTCAGTCGCCTCTAAATCATCCGGGTCGTGCTTGCTGCAGGCTATTTCAATCAGGTCATACAGGAAGACGTGCAGCAGCTCGTGCAGAGCCGTGCGCTCCAGCGATTCCGGCGTTATCGCCTCTGCGCCAAAGTCCCCCAGACGGTACGTCGCTAGCCGCGCCGGTGCGTTAAATTCAACCGAGGCCATCGCGGCTTTGGCTGGCTTTGTGCCGCGCTCAATCCGCCAATCGGCTAGATTCAGCCGCTGTTTCCACTGTGCAACGAACTCATCAAATACAAGCGCGTCATCAGCAGAAACGGGGTTTTTGACCTTCACGAATGGCACCAGGCAATAAAGCAGCCAAAAAGTACTATGCCGATAACGAGTCCAAAGACTAGGCCAGCGGTGAATTCGGTCACGCTACGCCCTTGACTTTTTCAACCGTGCGCAGCGCCCCGATGCCGAGCATTCCCAAAAGCACGGTGGACATTTCCGTAAAATCTAGGACGGGCAGCTCTATCGGATGCCCTGCAACGGCCAGCGCGAAGGCCAAGGCAGGCGCAAGAACGAATTTATACGCAAAGGCTGCACCGCAAACCCAGCCCACAAAGGGACGCCATCCCGAAACCCAAATGCTGGTGCTTGCTGCCTCTACTTGATTCACTGCGATCTGCGCCTTGGCAATTTCAGCCTCTGCGGCCAATTGCGCCAGTTCGCCGGTCTGCGCCATTTTCAGCAATTCAAGCTGTGCCGCCGCTGCTTGCGCCGGGTCTGGGAAAAAGCGGTTAATCAGGCCCTTACCAAGTTCCAGAATGGGCGCTAAAAAAAGTGGATTCATGGCTAGTCCTTTTTGTCGAATGTCCATTTACACGTCGCGTACAAACAGCACACGGCGAATATGATCAGGATGTAAAGCTGTCCGACAATCACCAGCGGCACGCAGGCGATGCGGGTCAGGGCTTTCATAGCACCGCTGCACCGATGGCGATAGCTTGATCCCCGTTCATACCTTGAAACAAAGCACGTTCAGCGGCACGACGACGGCGCAGGCCCAGCATCACCTTGCCGTCGTTTTTATTCCATGCTTGAAACTGCCCAGCCGCGCCCGCGAAGTCGCCCGCGTTGACCATGCGCAGCAGGGTGCTGTCGCCCAAGCCTTCCGCCTTGGTGTCGGCGTCAATGTCCAGGCCCACGTTGTATGCGAAACAAACCAGCGCATCAAACTGCCCCTGCGTCAGCGGCACTTTTGACAGCGACATAACGCCAGGCTCAAACTCGCGGGACAGTCGGCGGGCAAAACGTGAGTCAGCTTCTTCCTGCGATATGCACGTCCCCGGCTTTACATCGGGGCCGGTGTCGCCCCAGCCCACGGTCCACGGATGGCCGTCAGCGCTGCCTGGGTCCGGATAAGCCTTGAGTTTGCACCGCTCAAAATAGTGCATGACCTGAACACCATTGCTTGACGTTTTCATATAGTCCTTTTGCAAACAGGTGGCGCGTTGTCTTCGCCCTTGTCATAACCCCGCGCCCAGCCGTCATTCCACGCTTTTTGCATCGCTTCAATAATCTGTGTTTTGAGCATCGTCAAACATCCGCCGCCAGCCTCGCAGTTCGCCTCCGTGTCGTCCGGCACCGTTGCGCACCCGGTCAGCAGTAGCAGGCAAAGGAGAGCGGTTTTCATGGCTTTTGTACTACCTCAAAAATTTCGGTATTCCAATTAACTTTGTGGTCGATCATCAAACCCGGCACGGTTGCAACCCCTGCAAAGCGATAAAAGCCCATTGGCGTATCAATAGGCACAACATTGACGCGGGTGGAAACTGTTGTGCAGCCTGGGTCTGCGGTCACTTCTACACCCGGTAAAACTACGGTTTTCTGGTAAGGGTCTTCGGGTATGAGTGTCCTTGTGGTGCGATATGACAAGGTTGTTTTCTGCGAGTTGCACCGCGTTGCCAGCGCGACAGCAGCCGCGCCGGGGTAAACCTTTTCTGTGATTGGGAAAGGCATAGGCGCGTAATGTAGATAAGGGTCTTCAAAAAACATCGAATAGACGTAAATTCCGCCCATAAACATGATCGAAGCCGCCAGCGCCCCAGACAAGCCGTTGCTAATTTTTTGCAGTACCAAATTGTTCATTTGAGATGGCTTGTGACAAAGTTGAAAATATAAGAACCCATTGCCAGCACAGCAGCGCCCAGAGCGAGAATGCCCCAGCGCATGGCCTTGTCTCGATCAGTTATCAGGCTGTCAACCAATTCCTCTAAGTCCTTGATACGCTTGTCGGTTTTTTGCGCGAGTAACGCGGCTTCTACTTCAGGCGACATTGGCAACCTTTTCGGTTATTCTGGAAATCATTTGATTTACCAGCTTTGTCCGGTCGATGGTCATACAGGCAGCTCAAGATTTCCGTTCGCCGGGCTGATGATCGGAGCCGGAAAGTTGGCCGCTTGTGATGCGTTCGGGCCTGTAGGCAAGATCAGCGAAAGGCGCAGCACGCCCGAGATGCGCTCAATGTTGCCCACCAGAAATGAGCAGCCTGTGGCACTGGCTGGCAAGGTCGCGCCTTCGGTAACGACTGAAAAATCGTAGGCGGTGCCGTTGACCGTGAGGATGTCGCCTTGCTTGCTAGCGATAAGGGTGTCGTTGCGGCGTTGCGGTGTGAGGGTTATGTGCATGATTTTTCTCTTTAATACCAGCGACCAATTGCAGTAAAGACAAGGCTTAACGTCTGCGTGGTGTTGCTAAAAATCTGCGCAATCATGCTGCTTGCGCTTACCGAGTTAACCCCCAGCGTGGTTACGTGCGAGTTGGTTACAGACACGGACACTGTGTGTTGGCTTGGCGTAGGTGCCGCAATAAATGCCGCCGGGAATGACAAGGACGTCGCATACAAAACGTTTGCCGTTACGGGGGCGCTGTAGCTGCCTGTACAAATTTGCGTGCCATCAGGAAACCGCACAAATTCCCCATTAGCGTTGGTGCCGCGCTGCACTGGCACAAATTCAACGACGGCCTGCGTTGCGCTTAACAACGTAACCCGTGACCGATGATTTACGGGAATGTCGCTGGCGTGCAAATTGACATACGTGCCCAAGCCGGTCGCCTTGACCAAATTTGGCGGGGTTGCCAGTCCACTGATGGCGAGTGTTGGGGCCGCTCCCGAAGCTAGGTGGAATGTCACCCAGAACGATTGGCCTGCCGCGTAGGCCGTAATGGCTGGCGATGGCGTCAGTGTGTAGGCTGTCGCTGTTCCGGCTGTTGTGAAGGCTGTGTTGGTCTGTGCTTGTATCGCAGTGGTGTTGGATTTACCGTCGCGCAGTTCCGCAATAAAAGCCGCATAAGCGCGCAAATAGTCATCAGCGGTTGTCGGCGATTCCGTGCCCGGTGGTGAGTTGGATGCGGGCGTTGTTGACAGCGCGGCTATGGTTGCAGGTACTGGCATGGTGTCCTTTTGACGTAAAAAAACCGCCTATCGGGCGGTTGGTGCTATATTGCGGAAATGGAAAACGATGACTTCTCTCAAGCCGGGCTGGGTGTTTTTGCGTTCGTTGTAGCTGCCATATGCGTTGTTGGTGGCATTGGCTTTGTGGTTTTAGGGCTGATAATTTAGAAGCCCGCTGCCTATCAGCGAGTTAACTTGCGAGTTCAACATTCGCGGATCAATGTAGATATTTTTGGCAGCGTTATCAACGTTTGTTCGATTGGTCAGCCCGCGAGCCAGTCCATTTGCGCCCAGCATTGCAGCGCCAGCACCAAGCGGAACCATAGGGTTTAAAAGCCCACCCGCTGCGCCCAAACTACCTGCGCCGACTGCACCCAGCAAGCCCCTAGCCGCCAGATTGGCCCCGGTGCCTGACGGGTTAGCCCATAGATTAGAGTTCTCGCGCATCATGGATGTGGCTTTGGCAACTGCTGAAACATCACCCATTACCTGCGCTGAATTCTTAAACCCCGAGAAAAGCTCGTTTTGAGCTTGAGGGGTCATCTTGTTCCAGTTGGTCAGAAACGTGTCTGGGCTCCATGCTGTGCCCAATTCGTTTTGCACGCCGTTGTTGGCCTTGCCCAGCCTCTCAATGACTGTCCCCGCAACTGTGCCCCGTGCGCCTTCTGGTAATGTCTTTTTTACCGCCTGAAGGGTTGAAACGTTTTCACGAGTCGATTGCATCAAGGATGTAAAAGCCTGCTCAGGCGCTACTTTATCGGCGAACGGCGCGACGCGATCAAGCCGCCCGATACCTGCGCGGGTGTAGTCGGTGGCGCGGTTGAATGCCTGCGTAGCCTGCGGGCCGTTGGCATTGGCAACCGCCTGCATATCACCAGACAAAGCGCCGTACATAGCATTCCATTTGCTGCGCGGAACGTCTGCCATTAAGCCGCCATCGGCAATTTCATTACCCACTAATGTTCGGGTTTTCTTAACGGCTTCAAACGGTAGCAAGCCGCTGGATGGGCCTGCCGGTACAGCCGCACGCCCCGGCGACATAAAAGCCGGTTGCCCGTTTGAGCCAAGTAAAAGAGAGGGGCTAGGAGCCGTGCCGGGTATTGCTGGCGTGCCCGCCGTGTCGGATTTCATGGCGGCTTCAATAGACATAATCCGCGCATTTTTAAACTGCTTGGATAATTCCGGTGCGCCGGGAATGTCGGCATTCAGGGCCGCAAGTGCGCCCTTTGTCCCCGTTACGTTTGTCGGCGTTTGTCCAGGGATATAGGCATCCATTTTGTCGTATAACAAGCCTTGCTGCGTCTTGAAGTTATCCCTAAATGAAGTGATGCCGCCCTGAATAGCCGTGCCTGCCTCTAATGCGCCGCGCTGTGGCGATGCAGTCTCAGCCGCCCCCGCCGTTTTGCGCTCCAGCCCGCCTACAGCGGCGTCCCGCGATCTGCGCATGACGCCCACGGCTCCCGGTGTATTTTGTAAAAGGTTTTCAATCCCGCCGATAAGCCGGTTACCTGACGCAAGCCCCATTGTGGGGTTGTCAATGCCAGCAGCTTTAAGGTCTTGAATCCGCTGCTCCATTGCTTTGCGGCCAGCCTCTCCACCACGAATCGCGCGCTGCGTTAGGTCAATCGAGCCGCTTTGTATGGCTGTAGGACTCATGCCCGCAGCAATGGCAAGCGGCACGCTGCCAGTGACATCAAACACACCTTTACCCGCAGCCGTGCCAGCGACAGAGTTAACCGCCTGATTTACGCCCTGCAATACCGTGTTGGGACGGATAACGCCATTCATACCGCCGCCAATAGCCTGCGCGTAACCGCCTTCATACTCAGGGTTGGCCGGGTTAATCAAACCACCGGCCCGCGTCTTACTGATGTTTCTGACTAGGTTGTCACCTGACCCCAAGATATTCGCCCGGTTGCCAACTTCCAGCCATGAGGGAGGCGCTTTGCCAGTCAGTGCAATATAAGGTGCACCGATAGCGGCTTTGCCTAGATCAAGCACATTTGCCGCTGTATCAACTGGCAGGGCGGCAAGGCGCGTCAAGCCACGGAAATAACCCGTGCCTACCGCGTTGCCCGTGTCTGCAATTTTTGAGCGTTCCTGCGCTGGCGCATCTTCAACCACCCATTGGCCTTTAGGTGCGTCATCTTCAATCACCCATTTGCCAGCCATCACGGCACCGCCTTCCAGATCATGCCGTCAGACTGATAGCGCTTGCCATCCGGGAAAGTCGCAAATTTACCCTTGTGTTGTTGTGCGGGCGGTTTAGCGTCAAACGACTGACCTTGTGGTTTGCCGCTAAAGTCACCCGTTGCACCGCCAGTATTGGCCGCGCCGCCATTCAAATGCAGGTATTTGTTTTGAATTTTTTTAACCTCTTCAGCCGCCGCGATACGTTCAGCTGTCGGGAGAGTTCTATCGGCTACACGTCCAGCCTGTACCTTGTACTCAATTCGGTCACCGTCAGACTGCGGGCCTTCCATACGCGGCACATTGTTGACAAGTTCGCCTGAAACAATATCTAATTTTGAGGATATTTGCGCGCCTTTGGAGGACATACCAAACTCAGCGGCAACTTTGTCGGCACGCGCGCCTATACCGCTAGCCGTCGGGCCTTCTTTCAGCAGCTCAATAGCGCGATCCGACGCGGCGATCATTTGACCGGCTGCGTTGACCTTTTTCGTTTTATCGGTGTCGCGCACTACGTCAGCCTCTGCCGTTTTAACCGCACGCGCTTCGGCAGCTTTTGCAGCCGTTGTTTCCGCACTTGATGGCCCCGCCGCAAAGTTGCCTGCTGGAATAGGCGTTGTTTTGCCTTGCGCTTGCAAGTCTGCCAAATGCGCTCTTAGCATCGCTTTTGAAGGCTCATCCATAGGCTTCATCAAGTCGTTTTTAACTTGAGCAATTTCACGCTGAATGCCAGCCGGGTCTGCACCCATTGGGCCGCTTGCCGTTGTTTTCATTTGCGGCTCAGTGGCATAACCTGCCTTTGCGCCCGATGCTGCGGGTGCGACTCCTAGAACATTGGCTTCGCTTGTGTACTCTTCTCGCCGAGTTACAGGGTTAAACACCTTAATAGGCTTGAGGCCAGAATCAATATTTTTGTAAGCGCGAGCCGTGTCAATTGCGCCTTGAGGTGCCGACACAAAAGGCATACCGTTAGCGCCTATTTGCGTCATGCTGGTCTGACCGTTTGTCGATGTAGTCAGACTAGGCATAAAGCCTGGGTTTGTATTGTTCAGGTCGCTAGCAACACCATTGTTTATCTGGATGTTAGGCGTACCGCGCTTAAAAATCATGTCGGCTATGCCTTTGCCGCCGTTGTTGTAGTAGTCCGTTATCAGCGCATCCTTGGGAATCTTAAACTGCTTTGATAACTCATCAAACTTGCCGCCGCTTGGTGCTGTGCCTGTAGTGGGCATAGGCGCGACTGGCCCTA